CTTGATGATTGTGTTTTTGGAGTGTTCAGGAATTACACCCGAATCAGTCAGACCATCACAGCTGACTTAGCCTAGCCACTCCAAGAAATAGTTCATATGTATTACACACTTTCACGTTGTCTAACGTCAAGGGACAGTTGGCTGTCATAGTACATATGAACTATAGTAATCAATAGTTCACTTATTAGTTAACGCCCGAACCGCTGAGATCGTGACGCATTAACTACCTATGCCATCCCTGGACTTACTAGGTATTCATACTCATCCCCTGTGCAACTGTCGCAGTTCCAGACTGATCTTGTGAAGTGCTGGCCGTTGGGTCGTTGTTTGGGTAACGCTAGATAATCAAACCTAGCTGGCTTAGGTCGTTAGACTTCTATCTTATAAGGATAGATCCTGAGTACTTGATGTAGTTGGTTTGTTTAATCCTCCTTTTGTTTTGTATGTACTTACAATAAAGAATGATTGAAAGTAATGCAATAGAAAGTTAGGAAATCAAGATAATTTGTTTTTAACCTCGTTGTGTGTTTGTTACTCCTTAATTATATAAGGTGTGGGTAAGTGGGCTATGAGTAGAAATACTCATCTGTTGGATTGTGTATCATTTGATACTTTCAGGGGCTTTCAGTGTTTAGAGTAGGTATAATTACTCAAGCCCCTTGATGATGGTGGCCACGCCTACCTTTTTTTTTATAAGTATAAATACCTATAGTACATTTGTATCATAGTACATTTGTATTATAGTACATTTATACTATAGTACATTTGTATTGTAGTACATTCATACTATTGTTAGTACATTTGTACTATTACTAATACATTTGTACTATTAGAGTATAAATACCTATTTGTTACATAATTTAATTAAAAAGAACTTATATCTGTTATAACGTGCCCTTATCTGAAGTCAAGGGACTAAGTATAAATACTTGAGTATTTCAACACAACAGATAGCGATAAGTATTTATACCTACGTCTCCCCGTGAGGTAGTAGTACATGCGTATCACTACCTCGAAGTAGTAGTACATATGTATTAGCACCTTCCAGGGAGTAGTACATCAGTACCACTACCCAGGAGTAGTAGTACAAATGTACCACTACCCCCGAGTGGTAGTTCAAATGTACCACTCCCCCCTAGTAGTAGTACATCAGTACTACGACCTGTATCAAGGGGCACCACGGGGGGTAACAAAAGTCTGGGGCGTAGAGAATACACTTCAGAAAATTATGTTAAAATTTCAGGGTAGATGTAGATAAAGTAGTAAACAAGAAGACACCCAAGACACACAGCTGGTATTATCCAACTCATTTCTTCAAATACTTATTAATCAGGTTAAGCTGCTCTTCATACTTAGCTGCCATATGTAATTCAGCTTCAATAGATTCAATAACCCCTGGATGGTCCCCAACGCCTACGGGGTTATTCATAATAACTTCTATATTAGCTAAATGCTTCTGTAAATCCCCTTGAGCGTGGGCTAATAAGGCTTTGAGGATTGTTTCTCTCATCAACATTGTTTCTTATATATAGGTATATAATACCTCCTACTGGACCTATTATCCTTAATAGTAGTAAGAGTAATAATAATTTACGGATCATGGCTCACTTCGTTCGCAAACATGATGTGTTAAAGGGGGGAAGAAGTGAAAGATTGTGTCTTATTCTTCTTCCCTTTGACCGCTGTTTCCACACACGAAGAGCACCACTTCTCCGTGTATTATGAGGACGTTGCTTTAGATCCAAGTAGGGACACCATTTTTAGCAGTACCTCTAGCTTTTTGTCTTTGTTCAAAATCCATCCCTAGTGCAAGGAAATTAGCTTCAGATTGAGGGTCATCCATCCAAGCTTGAAGGTGGTCTTGCCACTCTTGTTTTTCTCTGTCTATTTTGACGGCATCAGCTGAGATGGAGAGGGCATCGGTAAACCACTTGACCCCTTGGGCGAGAGCATCAACTCTGTCGTCATGCTTGACGGCACCTTTTTCCCTACACATTCTGGAGATTTGATATCCAAGCATATATTGGAATCTAGTTTCAGTTGGTCTTTCAGAACCCGAGTCATAATCCCATTTAATAACCTTGGGGTCAATAACCAGCCTATGCTGATTAAAGACAGGCTCAAGACTATCAATGATACGATCTTCTTTCCTAACATTAGCTCTTGTTTCCTCTATGTTGATTGGTACTTTTTTGTTAATGGCATGTTTTCTAAATAACTCGGATACCATGCCATCACCAAAGTTAGATTCTATTAATAATGTTGAAGCTTTATATTTTTTACACCTAGCGAGAATAGCAAGTAATGTATTGTCTGAATAACCGTCTGTAGAGGCGTAGATTTCATGTAAATACATAATCCCATTCAACTGGGAAATGAAGCATGCTACAGTCTCATCTGTACCCCTTCCAGAGGGGTCTACACTGCAGATAGTTTCACTATATGGCTTCCATTCCCCTTGAACCTGCATAGGGCTATAATAATAGTCCCCTGGAAGTCCTACACAAGGTAACTCTTTAACTATGTTGTCTTTACTTGAGCACCAGATGATGTTTTCTGGGGCTGTTTCGGGGTTGACTGGATTAATGATGAGATCGGCAAATTTAAGAGGAAACTTTTCTGCATCAGAGAGAGAAGTGTCCAGCATAAACTGTAACATAAAGTTGCTACGACCCATAGCAGATTCACGTTCCAGCAGATCGTCCTCCTTAAATCTTGTATCCGTTGGATTCCAAGTGAGATCTGTTTCATTTTCTAAGTCTTGTTCTAGTTGTGGTGCGAGTAAACCATCATACATAGCCACCTTTCGAGGGTATCTAGCTGGCCATACAAAAGGTTTATAAGCACGTTCTCTGAGTTTATTATAGACGGTAAAAGTAGTTTGAGGAGTTCCAAGGAACATGATACGAGAATCAGGTTTAGGAGTAAGAATAGACTCACACTCAGTAACCAATTGAAGAAGTTTTTCACGTTGTAGTTCGGTCATACTGTTATTTGGCACCTCTACATCGTCCAAAACCATCAAATCAGCACGAGATCCAGTTAACTGACCTGTAATACCGACTGATTTAACGCTAGGTGCTTGGTGAGGTGCAGCGGTACCTACATCAAAAGACACTCTTGACCATCTTTGGTCATCATTTTTAGGTCTTAGATGGGACATCCAAGGTACTTCAAGGATTAATCTTTGGCAGAAGATCGAAAATGAGTCTGCTCTATCCTTAGAAGCCGACACAACCATGATCTTCTTATTCGGATCGTTATATAACGTCCAAAGAACAAAAGCTGCAGTAATCCAAGATTTACCAACACCTCTAAAAGCTTGAATTTGGAGTCTCTTTGGTCCATGTTGTAAGTATTCTGCTATACAAAGCTGTGCTCTGGTAGGAGGTGGTAACGCTAAATGCGTCCAGATGGCCGTTAGGAATAAACGGAAATCTTTCTTTAATTGCTCCTCTAAGGGTGCTTGTTTTTTCTTTCTAGGCATATGTATATAAAGGGCACCTAAGCCCCCTTCTAGGGGCTTGTAGGCACCTTACAGTGTTATTGTATCCAATTAAGGATCAGCGATTCTCTAATATGGTTAGGGGGAAAGTTATCCCTAAACCAAGTTAACCAATTTGTGCTTCCTTTGCTCTGATTACACGACCTACATGCGGGAACGCAGTTCGAAGTAATATCATTACCTCCCATTGTTCGGGGATGTACATGGTCAATGGTAAGATCATGTTCATAATGTTTTTCTCCACAATAAATACATTCATAATTATTTGCCTCCTTAATAGCTTTTCTCCAAAGTTTTTTGGCTTGGGAAGATTGCATAACTATAAGGTTTTGTAAGTAGTGTTCAGATGTTGGAAGTACTGGTGTCATTTCCTACCACGGTTTCTCGCTCGGTTTGCAGATGGATTCTCTCTAACTAACTTTCCAGATTTAGTATGAGAAAAATCTTTACCGCCTTTACCGTAAGCACCAGCTTTACGCCTAGCTCTATTTAGTTCAGCACGGTATTTTTTATTGATCTTGAGCTTATTCCTCCTCCTTTGTGATGAATTTTTCTTTATTCTAGACAAAGGATTCTTGCGGTAGTTACGGGCACTCTTTTTGAGTTTAGAAAGCGGGAGTTTCTTAGGGGCCATTAGCGTGTTACTGCTCGTTGTACTGCATCAAAATCAACCTTTGGCATTAGATCAGCTAGAGCACCAAGAGGAGATCCATCTAATGCTATGCCTGTGATATCATTTTTATACAGCCAATCAGCTGCTGCTTTAAGGTCTGCAGTAGTAGCTTCACCAGCTTTTATCCTTTCTAAAAACTCCTTGGTAATTAAATTATGCAGCTCATTGAACTGAGCTTCAGTTGCTCTAGCTTTAGTCATTATGCGTTAACGCTATTGGTCTTTTTTTGTGCCTTCTTATACCAATTAATTACATTCTTCTTGTCTTCAATGGTATAATCTTTACCACCTTTATACTGTCTCTTAATAGAGTCCAGTACATATCCAGTAGGTCTTTTCATGGTAATAAATTCTTTTTAACAAGTGCCACAGCTTGATCATCAAGTGTGTTATCTGTGGATTTTGCCAAACCTTCTAACAAGTCAACAACAAGTTGCTTCATTGCTTTGGACTTTATAAATGCGAAAAGGATAGGCTTTAAAATTAAGATCATTATTCTTTAGTAGTTTTAGTGGATTTTTTAGTTGCTTTCTTAGCTGCTTCTTTTTCAGCTAATAGTTCTTTTGCACTTTTATTAGCGTAAGTCATTTTTGTTTTAATAGTTTTACATTCGTACTCTTGCTCTTTCCAAGGTAATTTAAAACCTTTTACAGGAGTACACTTTTCTTTAAAATATTCTTTGAGAGATGCCTCTTTATCTTTCTCGTACTTAGATATAGGTATTACATCATAACACATGTTTGCAACATGGGTGTTAGGTTTTAACATAAACCCTTTTTTTTGCAGTTCTGCACATTTCAATACTCTAACTAACTCATAATCAAGACGCATCTTTTCCTCCTGTCTAGCAGCTATTGAACGACATCTGTTAAGACCTTCACGATCTAAAGGTATCATAAAGTTAATCTGACCTCCCCAGTTTTCTGCCATTGTATAGCTAGAAGGACGCATACCATCTTCATCTATATCCCAAGGTTTCGTATGATTCCCCATATAAAAAGGGGAGAAGGTCATAGTTGCTCCATTACAACTAATATGTGGACCGTAATGCTGCCTAGATGGTGCCCCATTATTCTGGAATTGCACCGCCTGATTAGTCACATTACCTGTCGCAGCCGCAACGGGATTAGCTACATTATCTGTTTCAGCTCTTACTGGAGCTATTGAGAGAAGACTGATAAGGATACCGTAGTAGAAGTAGTGTCGATTT